CTACGATAGCCGCGCATTCAACATGGCTACCTGTTCGTCGTTCATATCATCAATCCACATACCGTAAATTTCATACACCATCTGCGCAGTTTCATGCCCCATCTGGCTGGCTATAAATGCCGGGTTCGCTCCTGCCGTCAACAGCCAGCAGGCAAAAGTATGCCGCGTATGGTACGGATTACGGCGGCGAATACCAGCACGTTTTACTGCTGCATTCCACCTTGCCCCCAAACTGCTTACCGAGTAATAAGGTTTCTGTTTTCCGTTACACACCCTGGGCATGAAAACAAAATGCAGTTTTTGCTTTTCGGTTCTGCCGTACTCCCGATGATAAAAGGTGATTTCGCTTTTGCGATGATGCCCGGTCAGTTTGTATTGCTCCTTCAGTGCTTCAAGAGCAGGCTGCAGTAATGTTACTGTCCGGATCCCGGCATTTGTTTTTGGGGGACCGAACATATCCAGTATCGTCAGGTTTCTTCTGACATTCACAGTTCCCTTCTCGAAATCCACATCCTCCCACGCCAGAGCTGCCAGTTCCCCGTGACGAAGCCCGGAGTAAACGGCAAATTTCCACAAGTTTTGGCTCTGTCCTTTTTCACTTTCCATTAATGCATTGAATTCTGTTTTAGATAACGGGTCAGGCTTTATTCTGTTTCGCTGTAATTTTTTTACTCCTTCAAATGGTTTGGTTGATATAAATCCCGACTGATACGCAAAACGTAACAGCGAACAGAGCAGGGCGATATAGTTATCAACTGTGCGCACGGTTCTTCCTTTTTTGTTGGATCTTGGATTATCCAGGTAAAGCGTTTCTCCATGCAGCAGTTCATTCCGGTAGTTTAAGATATCGCTATAACGAATATATGATATCGGGGTACTTTCACAAATTATTATTCTGAGTGTTTTTAATTGTGATTTCGTTTTCTTCATTGTGTTTGTTGTTAACTCTGTCTCTTTAATTTTTGTCCAGATATCACAAAGCTCCCCGAACGTTTTTATGACTCTCGTTGTCACCATTTTTGCCCCAGTGCTGGACTGGGGAAAACGTCTTAAATACTCAAATTCACCGGAGTTTATTTCATGAACTATCAGCGCTCTTAAATTTCCGGCCTTTTTAATATTACTGTTTGTAATCTCCCAGCCTTTTAATGTTTCCCGACATCGTTTTCCTCGAAACATGAACCAGATGCGAATGTTTCTACCTCTAATCTCGACACCTGTTGGTAATTTAGACATATCATGAGTCTTTGATAAACTGATTTATCTTTGGATAGTTGTACCAGATAATCCCTCGTTTGCTGTCTGGCTTACCTAAAGGAGATACTCGTTTGAAGTGGAAGCCCTCCACCCAACAGTTCTGGCGGTATGCTTCAATTTGTCTGGCCCCCAGACCAGTGCGAAGCATCAGGCCGTATTCAACCATCCACTCTTCATTAAAGATTACTTGTGCCATCGCATCACCTCTGGCAGGCGCCAATGTTAGACTGAAATTGACGCCTGATGTTGATTATTAATAATCAGCTATGAAGTTTTAATTTGAATACAATGCAATTCACGAGGACTGAAGTTTCTCGCAATTAAAATTTATCAGTTTTACTTTCTGCTCTCTGGAAACGCCTGCTTCTTTTTTACCTGAGAGCATTTTTTCGCATTCTGATTTCGTTAGTTTAGATTTTGAATATCTTGTCCAGTTAGTAGGAGTGCCACCTTCCTTTTCAATTGTAGCGGTAATTTTATACATGAACGCCTCCATTAATATTTTCAGTGGTTCGTTTATTCCATCTTTCGAGCGCTTCTTTTTCACTTCCACCATAGCCAGTTCGGGATTCGCATCCGTTGCATTTTGCCCGGTAATATCCTGAAATGTCTTTCACCGTTACTGATGGACAACCACAAAACGGACATGGTTTAACATCGTCATATCTCAAAGTTTTTGTCATAAAAACTATCTCACGTTGGCGGTGCATTACACCGCCAGGCTGGATTATTCTTCTGGATTATCGATTACACTGTATTCCCCGGCTATAACCGATATGTCGTCTGGATTAATTGTTTCCACCTCTTTTCCATCCATCGATACTGCACGCTGGATTTCAATAGATACCGGCAGATACTTGAACAGTTTTCGTATCACTGTCTTTTTGGCCATGTCTTCAAAGTGTTCATCCCAGATGGACGACGCCCCTTTTGACGCTGCGTTTTTTGCCGCCTTGCTGTGTGTGTCGCGAACTTTTTCTACTTGTTTGCGGGTCATGACTTCAAACTGCACTCCTCCGTCTTTCAGTTTTGCAACAGCATAGACATGGGTTATAGGGACATCTTCGTTTTCACCGGGACGATGAACCAGTTTTTCATCAAGGCCAAGTTCATAGCTGAATTCATCACATTCACGGACAACACGAGCTGACAGACTGATGATTTGACCTGATCGACGGGCAAGGTCGATCATGCCGCGATAACCGATGATCAGCTGTACGTTCTTCTTACCGTTTTTTGCTTTTCCGTTGCCGAACGGTAGCAGATATGCATGACCGAGGGCGCTACCTGGCTCAAGTCCGAGCTGTGAACACTGTACGATGGCACCGATAAAACTCGTCGAGTCACAGTTTCTTAGTTCCGGTACTTTACGGATTTCTGTTGTAGCAATGCGGATCATGCGTTCCGCTGTCATGTGACGTGGCAGAGCTGCTGCCAGTTGCGCTTTCATTGCCGGGCTGTTAATCACGCACAGCACATCCTTATCGTTAACTGCTGCTGGTGCACGGTTTCCCTGAGTTTTTTGCAGATCGGCTTTTGCGATAGGTGGTTGCTTAGTCATTTGCATACTCCTTAGCCCAGCGGGGCAGTGATAACGTCTTAATAGCTGGCCATTCATCGGTATTTAGGCAGTCAGCCAGGGTCCGCAGATTGCGGTGATATTCCTGCTGGCCTGCCAGTTTTGCTTCTTCGCCCATCATGAAAATCTCAACCGGATAACGTCCGCATTCAACAGTTGTGCTGGCAACCAGAAAAACGAAAGTTGGCTGCACACCAAACTGTGCTTCATAACCGTCACTGTAGAATGCATCCTGAACGTGATAGCGGTAGTCGTAATAAGCCGTTTTGAATCGTTGAATATCCGCTGTGGTTTTCACGTCCATGATCCAGTGAAATTCAGGAATAATTTTGTCCGGACGGCACCGACACAAAATTCCTGTTTCCGGATCTTCCCAGTAAATTGATGATTCAGCGTGTCCGGCGCTTTCAACAAGCCATTGCCCCAGCGGCAAAGCCATAACGCTTTGATACATGAGTTCAATTTTCCGGCCTTCTTCCGCAGTGATAACCGTTTTTCCTGTGCTTGCGCATTCCATCAGAAACGCTTTCTCTTCTTCTTTTCCGGCGTTTGTACGGCGGTTAAATTCAGGTGCTACGATAAAGCGGTTACTGAATTCTTCCGGTTCAAGTACCCGGCAGTGGAAAGTGGTTCCTAAATCGAGCGTTTTTGTCTTTGTAGTGTCCACGGGGGCATTTTTACGCCACAAATACAGTGCCGGAGTATCAGCAATGTCATCGAGCTGAGACTTACTGACACCGGGACCTGCGTGGTAATTCTCATTCGAAATTCCGTAATAAATACCTGGCTCTATGTCTTCTACGATTACGGGATCTGCGACTTCGCCAGTTTCATCACTGCAATCGCGATGCGGATCGCTGCCAGCATTCTCATTGTGCGGATGTTCAGCGCCTTCCATTTCCTCCAGACCTTTTTCCTGATATTCATTCTGATTTTCTTCATTAAAGGTTTTCTGATACGTTGCGTCGCCCATTACCGCGCCACAGTCAGGACAGTTGCCGCCGCCAGCCTTACCGCAGGCGGTGCAAACTTTCTCCGTTTCCTGTTGTTGCACTACTGGCTCAGGCTGTTTCGTTTCTGGCTCGTTTTGTTGCGTATTTGGGTCGTTCTGTTCCGTTTCTGGCTGATTCTGGTATATAGAGTCGCGGGTCTGGATCCCCTTAACCCATTTCGGATCATTCGGGTCGCTAATCCCTTCAACAAATTCTCCGCGAGAGGCAGCCAGTAATTTGTCTGCATCGACAGGATTTTTGGGCGGAATGTTTTTCCGGGCTTCATGGAGTTCTGCCCGCAGTTTCTGATATTTCGCATCAACAGAATTTACCTGTGACTGAGCATCCAGCGGCTGCGTGTCCTGATGATGTTCAGTTGCATCCGGTTCCACTGTTTCAGCCGTTGCCTGTTCATCTGCCATTGCGCAAGATGGTTGCAGTTTTTCTTCATCATCCTGTTTTTCTTCTTCTGTTACACGCTGCGGCATCGGGGCAGAGGAACGACCGCAGGCAATATCCACGATTTCTGGATCAGGGTTGGCATGATCAGTTTCAGTCAGTACTTTGTTCAGATATTCAGTGACGCGTGCGGGGATAACCTCGATCCCAATTGGTGCTTCTTTTACGGACGCAACCACGATGGCGCGGGAATAATCCAGCCCGCCAGGCATGGTGATGAATTTGTCGCGGAAAACAGAAAAGGGTGGTTTATTTTCAGCGATAATTTCCTCGACACGTTTAGCGTGTGCCGGATGAAGGTTATAAATGTCCACGTCCATTGAACGAGCCAGTACGCCAGTGGCTACGTCGCGCGCCAGTGACGTCAGATCGTGAACGAAACCTTCGCCGCGATCGGTGAGGTTCCCGCCGCCAGCATTAGCGCCGGAAGCCGTACGCGTGATGCGTGAAACACGATTTCCTTTTCGCCATTCTTTTGTCAGAAGACCGCGATCAATGTGTTCGGTATCCAGCCAGGCTGAAATGAAATTCTTAAATTCATAGGGCTGATGTTTTTTCGTGATAGAGAACACTGCCTTAATTGCATCAGTCAGGCGGAGCAGGGCGGCATTATCCAGAGTTGTCGGTTCTGCCATGCTGCGTATGGCCAACAGCAGATTCTGGACATAGCTGTTTTCCTGATCCATCTCAAGAGCAGTAATGTGTTTGCGTTGTTCACGGGTGGCATGATGCAGGTATTTCCGATCCCCGGCTGCATACGTAAAAATGTGCAGAAGACGCTGTGTGAACCGCAAAGTGGCTACAGAGACTTCGCAATCCTGGCAATCCTCGTGGGCGTCTGCCTGCGCGTTTTCTTCCTGGCCTCCCGCCAGTTCTTTGGTTTCTTGAGCATTATCCTGGTGGTGAACGTCGTCTGGCGCTGCTCCCGGTTTTAGTTCCCAGGTCATGGAGTCTTTGCTGAGTTGATAGCGTTCACTCCAGGTAAAATCGATCTCACCTTCAGGGGGAAGGTCATTAACGACAGGAAAATTCGTGGCAACAGGTTTAAAATAGCTGCTCAGTTTTTTACCTGACTTAACGAGCAGGTAGTCCAGAGTGGCACAGGTCGATTCAAAATCGTCGCTTGCCCACAGGACGACGTCAGGTTCACCGGATGATTTTTTCGCTTTCCGTAACAGGAAGAGTGGTTTTGTGCTCATTGTTTTTTAACCTCAACTCAGATTAAAATTCGTTTTGTTCAGTGAATGATCTTGCCGGATACACACTGTTCATAGCCTGCGTATGGCGCAGGCTATTTCTTTCAGATTTCACCGCCTAATTTCATTGCAATCAGAGTTGCCAGAAATCCGGCTTTTTTTTTCTGCGGGCAGATTCTTTCCGATGTGAACCAGGCACATTTTTGTGACACCTTCATCAAGTGTTTTTACGTTGCCTGATGGACCGTCGATATCAACCACAGTGAATGGGGTTTCTTTATTTTCTGTTTTAATCACGTAGCCAATACGCTATCCTTCCAGATTAACCTCGTGAACAATGTCATCGGTCGTTACAACAGTGGCTTCATAATTGGTAATCATGTTTTTCTCCTTAATTAAGGTTGAGCGAATCCCTGCCATTGCTGGCATAAATTCAGTTTCGAATAGTCAGTTAATTAAAGTTCGTGTGCCATCTGGTCTTTTTCGGCACATATTTCACTACAATATTTTTTCATTTCCGTCGTTGGGATAACTCCACGCATGAAATGAAGTGGTTTTGTAATGCTTTTGCTTCTTTCAACTTCTTTATTGCAAAGGTGGTAAGCACATTTTATTTTCTTAGTCATCACCATGACTCCGCCTTTACAGGTAAACCATCACGACCGAGGAAGACTTTAATCATGCAGTCAGTAATGCATGTTTTTGTGGTCAGGTTACGAATATAAAGTTTTCGCTTTTTAATATTGTTTGCAGAGGCAATATATGTCCGGCCTTCATGAAGAACATAATCGCCAGGAGTCACACACTGACGTGGTATTTCATCAGTTCCGAAGTGATGTGCAATCATAATTATCTCCATTTTTACAAATGAACTTTGTTGATGCGGTGCCTGGTGCCTCCAGGTGACGTTAACCAGTTAACAATTAACGCCGGATAATCCACCCATAACACTGATGCTTTTAACTGTTCCGCGTGCGCTTAGCCGCATTCACCGCATCACAAAATTCACTTTAAAAAGGGGCGGACATCAGCCGAACTTCAAGAAAAAACTGATGCCGCCAAGACTACACACAGCAATGTCGTTATTTACAACCGGAGGCGCACTCCCACCATTTAAATTTAACAGACAAAACCGACTCTTTATGGATATCGGAAATGCGCCTTCGTGTTGTGCCCGGTTTTATTTCACCACCTCCGGGCTTCGGTGGTCTCTGCTATACCCCTACAGCGAGAGCTTGTGTTAACATTTCAATACCCTTACAGTTGAGAGTTATTGAAATGTTAGAAAGTCTTTTAACATTGGCAAAATTCTTTGCCGAAAAATCAGTTAGTTGGTTTATGATTACTATAGTTATATTTTTTCTGATATTAATGTTGGTACCAGAAAACTTGTCAGAGTATCTGGAAAAGAAAAGCGCCATTCCATATTCCATGCAGCTATTTTGCTTCAGCATAGCCTTTGTCTCGACTTTAATCCTTGATAGAGTAGTAATCCTTTTCTTGAGAATGTTCTACCTGATTCGGGATTTTGTAAAAAAGCGCAAAATGCTAAAAAATCTGAATTCGCTAAATGCAGAACAAATTCGTATTATTGAATCATTCCTCCAGTTCAATGACCTACTTACGCTTTGTCCTGAAAATCAAAGTACAGCCTTGCTTGTCAGGATGGGAATAATTCGTTTTGTTAGAAAGTGTTCATTAGGCAATAGCTCCCATTTTCAACTCGATCCCGACTATGAGGAACTAATATTTGAAGCATGGAACCCTTGCACTAAGCGCTTCGAATAAGTTACTCCGCTAATGTTTTGACTAACCAGCGGCGTGCGTCACTTTCAGTTTTAAACGTCCTGCTTCTGGTATATGTCATGGCGGTGAACGTTCCATCCTGGTTGGGGAACACGCCGCACACCAGGGATTCGTTATTGCCGAGGTCGATTTTTTGCATTTTTCGCACCTCACATTTTGTTGTTGCGGATAGAGGCTTCTGCCTGCCAGAGATCCCAGTCGTTGCTGCGTAGAGCCTGTACAGCCTGGCTGTAAGTGATATCGCAACAATCCATCAAATACTGAACTACTTCGTAATGCACCATCTTATCTCTCCCCTTAACGCCGGGTGGCGGAACTAACTGCTGCACTGCAAAATTTGAATCCCGCCGTCATGTTCATACGCCTCGGGCTGGCTACTTAACCCCTTACCACTGCCTGGTAACTCGAAGTATTGCCCGGCGTTCTGTGGGGCGGGGTGGGTGGTATGCTGGAACTATAGGTAATGCCTAATTGATTGTCAATAGGCTATGCCTAATGTTTTGGGCGTAACCTAATAGGTGATGGCGACAGGAGAAAGTGATGGGGGGTTAAATAACGGAATCCAGGAGTTTTCCGTCAGACCATATAAGTTTAAGTTCCAGTTTTTGTGATGTTCTGGCTTTTCCGTTCAGATTCTAGAGCTTTCAGATACTTACCCACTTTCATTTCCATCGCTGCTATGTAGGCGCGAACATCGTGGTCAACCCAATCTGGTTCTGTAGCATTTCCAGATAACAGGAAAGCTACAATCGCTCTTATTTCATCAGAGGCTGCTTGATAAAGGTTGTTTATATCTAAAAGTTCACTTTTTGTATCTGAATTGGTGGGGGTTGGTATGGGGTATTCGTTAAGCCCCCAATGCTCTGGACCAACAACATCAGAAAAGAAACGCCATAATTCTGGAAGTTTATCTTTACTTATGGAGCCTTTCTTAATCCAGTCATAAATTGATGGTGGTTGGATTTTGAAGTGGCGTGCGACCTCCGCCTTTGATTTGACGGATCCCGATGCGATTTTTTTGTTAATGGCCTGCTCTATCGCTCGGCCTAAGTCTTTACCACTAAGCATTGCTTAATATTCTCCTATGCTCATTGCATTAGGCAATCCCTATCTTTATCGCATTAGGCATAGCCTATTGACATTTATGTTAGGCGTCGCCTAATATTTCTGTGTGTTTTTGGAGTTCATTCGATGAAAAAAGAGAACTATTCATTCAAGCAAGCTTGTGCTGTTGTCGGTGGGCAATCAGCAATGGCTAGGCTTTTAGGTGTATCACCTCCAAGCGTAAATCAATGGATCAAAGGGGTACGTCAATTGCCTGCCGAGAGATGTCCAGCAATTGAACGAGCAACAAGAGGTGAGGTTCTGTGCGAAGAGCTTCGTCCTGATATTGACTGGTCATATTTACGACGTTCGGCATGTTGTTCGCAGAATATGTCAGTGAAGCAACTAAATGACAGTAACAAATCCTCATTTGATCATACCTGAAACATCAAGAGGCAAATGATTCATGAAAATCAAGCATGAGCACATCGAATCAGTGTTGTTTGCCCTGGCAGCCGAAAAAGGGCAGGCATGGGTAGCCAATGCAATTACTGAAGAATATCTGCGCCAGGGGGGCGGCGAATTGCCCCTGGTTCCAGGCAAGGACTGGAACAATCAGCAGAATATCTATCACCGTTGGTTGAAAGGTGAAACGAAAACGCAAAGAGAAAAAATTCAGAAGCTGATCCCAGCAATTCTGGCAATCCTTCCGCGCGAGTTGCGTCACCGACTCTGCATCTTCGATACCCTGGAACGCCGTGCATTACTGGCGGCGCAGGAAGCGTTAAGTACGGCAATTGATGCGCATGATGATGCAGTCCAGGCCGTTTACCGGAAAGCGCATTTCAGCGGCGGCGGTTCTTCCGACGATTCTGTCATTGTTCATTAAGCAAAAGTTTCCATGCTGTTTGTGCTTATTCTAAGCCACCGGGCAGCATCATACGGGGCAATTATGGCCGCATTACCATACATGCAACTGTACATAGCTGATTACCTGGCTGACACCATGCATTTGTCAGCAGAGGAGCATGGTGCGTATTTGTTGCTGATGTTCAATTACTGGCAAACAGGAAAGCCAATACCTAAAAACAGGCTGGCAAAAATTGCCCGTCTGACTAACGAGCGATGGGCTGATGTTGAACCATCCTTGCAGGAGTTTTTTTGCGATAACGGCGAGGAATGGGTGCATCTTCGGATTGAGGAAGATCTGGCATCAGTCAGGGAAAAATTAACCAAAAAATCAGCCGCAGGAAAAGCATCTGTTCAGGCCAGAAGAAGCAGAAAGGAAACAGATGTTCAAACAAAACAAGAGAGAAATTTAACAGGTGTTCAAACAGATGTTGAAGTGGTGTTTGAACATGATGTCAACACAAAGGCAACTAATAAAGATACAGATAAAGATCTAAAAACAGATCCCCCCCTAAATCCCCCCCGGGGGAATCGAGGTGTCAAAAAGTTTGACCCTCTGGATATTGCTTTGCCGAACTGGATTTCTGTCTCGCTTTGGCGTGAGTGGGTTGAATTTCGCCAGGCATTGCGAAAACCGATTCGAACGGAGCAGGGCGCTAACGGGGCGATACGGGAGCTGGAAAAATTCCGCCAGCAGGGTTTTTCACCTGAGCAGGTGATTCGACACAGCATCGCCAATGAATACCAGGGCTTGTTCGCGCCGAAAGGTGTTCGACCTGAGACGTTACTCCGACAGGTTAACACCGTCTCGTTACCGGATAGTGCGATCCCGCCAGGCTTCAGGGGGTAACTGACCATGAAAAATATTGCGACAGGCGACGTTCTTGAACGTATCCGCAGACTGGCCCCGTCACATGTAACCGCGCCATTCAAGACGGTAGCGGAGTGGCGCGAGTGGCAACTTTCCGAAGGCCAGAAACGTTGTGAGGAGATCAACCGTCAGAATCGTCAGTTGCGGGTGGAAAAAATTCTGAATCGCTCTGGCATCCAGCCATTGCACCGCAAATGCTCGTTTTCGAATTACCAGGTGCAGAACGAAGCGCAGCGATACGCGTTGAGTCAGGCGAAATCCATCGCTGATGAACTGATGACCGGGTGTACAAATTTTGCGTTCAGCGGAAAACCTGGTACCGGGAAGAACCACTTAGCGGCAGCTATCGGGAATCGCCTGCTGAAAGACGGTCAGACAGTGATTGTGGTTACCGTGGCTGATGTTATGAGTGCCCTGCACGCCAGCTATGACGATGGGCAGTCAGGCGAAAAATTTTTGCGGGAACTGTGCGAAGTGGATCTGCTGGTTCTTGATGAAATTGGCATTCAGCGCGAGACGAAAAACGAGCAGGTGGTACTGCACCAGATTGTTGATCGCCGGACAGCGTCGATGCGCAGCGTGGGGATGCTGACAAACCTGAACTATGAGGCCATGAAAACATTGCTCGGCGAGCGGATTATGGATCGCATGACCATGAACGGCGGGCGATGGGTGAATTTTAACTGGGAGAGCTGGCGTCCGAATGTCGTCCAGCCAGGAATTGCGAAGTAATTTTTACCGGGAGAAAAATTTAATGGAGACTGTTTTTGACGCACTGAAAGCAATGGGAAAAGCCACATCCATAGAACTTGCTGCGCGACTTGATATCAGTCGTGAAGAAGTGCTGAACGAACTATGGGAACTGAAAAAGGCTGGTTTTGTTGATAAAAGCGCGTACACCTGGCGTGTGGCTGATAACAACGTTCAGCAGGAACAGCCAGCGCAGGCAGAACTGCCGGAAGAAACCACCACAGCAACAGTAGCGAAAATCTCAGAGTGCGATTTAACCGCGACGATTGAACAACGTGGACCACAAACGGCGGATGAGTTGGCTACATGGTTCGGTACCACATCACGCAAAGTGGCTTCAACGCTGGCAATGGCTATCAGCAAAGGGCGTCTGATTCGCGTCAATCAGAATGGTAAATTTCGCTACTGCATGCCGGGCAATAATTTACCAGCAGAGCCGAAAATTGCATCGGTAACGGAAAATGATGGTAAAGCCTTTCCTCAGCCAGCAGGTGTTGCGTTACCAGTACAGGAAGCTGCAACACAGGAAGATATTAAAACAGAAACTGTGGCGGACATTGTGCAGTCGTTGCCACCGTTCGCCGAAACGCAAGCGGATGACCTGGTTTTACCATCGCTGCATATGGCAAACCGCGAACTGCGTCGGGCGAAAAGTCATGTCCAGAAGTGGGAGCGTGTCTGCGCCGCGCTGCGGGAGCTGAATAAGCACCGGGATATTGTTCGACAGATTGTTGATTCCTCCAGTCGTATTGTGTCGGAAAAGTGATTCCTGGGGAGGGCTTATGGCAAAAGTATTTACACAGGAAGAGCGAGAAAAAATTAAAGGGCAGGTTGTTGAGCTAGTACGCCGGAGTGGGCGCGAGACGTTACGACAACTGGAAGCTAAGACAGGTGCGACAAGATATTTAATGAGCGTTCTCGCAAGAGAACTGGTCGCCAGTGGTGATGTATACAACTCTGGCTACGGGTTATTTCCCTCTGAACAGGCTCGTAAGGACTGGCAAAACGCCCGCAAAAAACTATCGAGGGCAAAGGTGAAGAAACCGGTTGTAGTTGATCCTGACCTTATCTGGTCATTACCCGACGGAGAAATACGTCGCTACGACAGGCGTATGAACATAATCTGTCGCGAGTGCCGGAAAAGCGAAGCTATGCAGCGAGTGCTGGCGTTTTATCAGGGGAAATTTCAGGAGGTGATGCTGTGAGCGAATCAAAATGTCAGGTTAATGGCAATCAGATAGAACCATGTGCGGTACTGGCAAAAGCCCTTGAGCATGATGCTGAATACACGAAGCGAAAAGGTCTGCTGATATACAAAATCTGGAATGAGAATTTAACTCGCGCCCCTGATTTGGTGACGTTGCGCTCCGGTGAATTTTCTAAATCACCAGTTCGGGTTTCATTTTGCCCGTTCTGCGGTGAAAGTCTGAAAACGTGGGAGAACAGAAATGAATGAAATTAGAGAAATACCAGTAGAACGTGATGAATATGGCTGCTGGGCACATCCTGAATATGAAAAATTCTGTGACGGTCGGGAATATATTTCAACGGAAGAGTTTAACACCTGGATGGAGGAAAATAATCTTCAATACGTCCTCTGCTTCAGAGATGAAGGATGTGCTGACCTTGATGCGTGTGATGCTGATATTTCTGCATGGGAACCGGAACGACCAGAGGGCAATGGATGGTTTATTGGTTCAATACATGACACCGAAGATGGCCCGGTTTGTGTATGGCTGAGAAATAAGGCCGAAGCATAAAGGCTATAAACCGACTAACAACTAAATACTGAAGATTTAAATCAGAAACGATTTTTATTAAATCCTTAACCGGAGGGATTCTGCACCCTCAGAACATCAGGAGGCCGTCTGAAAGGGCGGAACAGATAATGCTTACGTTGAAACATTTTATCGACATACCAACATGGTTAGCCGTCATTGCTTTTGTTAAAATACACATCTACTTTTCTGTGCAATGTTTAACCACTGGTCATATCAAATGGCATTCATGCGAACCATGATATAGAATCATGGCTTGAGAGAGTCGATGAAAGCGCAACTATGGTATGAGAGACATTGATGTAAGAAAGGCTGTGCATGCCAAGATTCTGAGAGATCATCATAAAGATCCTGACACCCTAATCATTGATGAGTTTACGATGAATCTAGGGGCTAGCAGAGCTGATATAGCAGTGATCAATGGGCTTATACATGGTTATGAGTTGAAGAGCAAGAGTGATAACTTGCTCAGATTACCAGCGCAGGTGCAACATTACTCATCAGTGATGGATAAAGTAACGTTGGTTGTCTCTGATTGCCATCTTTATGATGCTTTAAGCATAGTTCCATCATGGTGGGGGATAAAGCAAGTTACGCAAGGTGCACGGCAAGGTATCCATTTAAAAACAATTCGAACTAGCAAGTTGAATCCACAAGTGGACAAACTTTCCTTAACAATGCTTCTTTGGAAAGATGAATTGCTTTCCCTATTAAGTGATGTAGGGGAGCTACAGAATTTGAAAAATAAACCTAAACGCGTCTTATGGTCAAAACTCGCCAATAGTATGGATGTTGGCGAGCTTCGTGAAGCTGTTCGAGTTAAACTTAAAGCCCGTAAAGAGTGGCGAGTTGCTCAACAACCTTAGTTATGTGATGGTTTTGCCCAATCCTACGCCATACCTCTGGGCTACCAAATTTATAGTTACCAGAGGGATTGGCTTTGTAGGCTTGATACTCGTTTGCATAATATTCTATGTCTCTATCTCCCGCACAGAATGTAGGCCCTGAATATTCTCGATGAGCAAGAATATCCTCACTATGTTTACCATATTGTTCATAACCAAAGCGATTAGCTACTCTTCCTCGAAATACCCAAAAGTCATTATCTCCAGAGTATCTGACGCTGGCAGATACGCTAGGGAATCGCGTCGAAAGCCTATTAAAGTCGGGGTGCTGTACTCCATAATCACTATAAATCACATTTCTGGCAAGTTCTTTTCTATTCATTAAACTCTGCCATAAAATCCACTCGATTCGAGGTTGAGAATATAGACCAACAGAAATATCACTGAGATCTGTAGGAAATGAACCCCCAGAAAGAATCACTTTTCTGTATTCATTGAGGTGCGCCAGATTGTTTATCAATCCCATTGCCAAAGTATATAGTTCGCCGGAATTAAGTTTATCCTCGGTTAACTCATCTCTTAAGTCAATAATTATATCAATATTTGATAAAGGAATTCCCAGATGATTAATGTAATGCGTTATTAATTGTGGGTTAACCAGATCTAACGTGGTTAATCTCAAGCATATTTCATTCTGCATTAATTCATCAATCGCTCTTTTATAGTTAGATGGGCGAGTTGGTGAACTGACAGGAATAACTCTTATCCCCATATCTCTAACTTGATTAACCGCATTTATTATAGGGTAATGATCTTCAGGAGAAATAAAATGCTCTTCAATTAATAATCCATCAATATAAACACCTTGCATATCTGAGCAAGATTTTGAGACTTTCTTTCCGAACTCTATAAGAGTCTCGTTATAACTCTTTAAGGCAATACCTGAATCAGGGTCAATTGGCACTGGTTCAATTTCGAGTAATGGCAAAATTTTTGATTTCTTTTCAATGGATAGCTGCGATAAAGCTGATAACTCAGAACGTTTCGCTTTCAGAATAGGAATATATGAAATTGTCATGTTAATACCTTATACAGAATCAATTAACAATTAATGGTTCTTCGGACATTGAAATTTATTTCGCAAAAATTGGCAAATTCTCCTCGACTACTCACTTGTGGGTATCCTGGCGTAAAAGGAATGACTTGGCAATACCCGGTGTGATCATAAGTCATTGAAAATGATCATTTTTATCAGTCTTTCTTCCATGATGAATGCTAATGCCATTTGATTTGTTGAGGTGAAAACTGTTAAAAATCAAAACGATGTAATTGAAATGAACGTTCGGTAGCATTCACGCTTTAAATGTTTCTTTTGTGCTGATTGGATGAATTTTGGTCACTTATGATGAGAGATGTTGCAGGAAAAGAAGTTGGCATTGATCTATTGGATAGTTAGAATTGCTGCGGGTGCTTGAGGCTATCTGCCTCAGGCATGAACACCAAAAGGCAGATAGAGAAAAGCCCCAGTTAACATTACGCGTCCGGCAAGACGCTTAACATTAATCTGAGGCCAATTTCATGCTTTGCACATGTAGGTTAGCCTCTTACGTGCCGAAAGGCAAGGAGAAGCAGGCTATGAAGCAGCAAAAGGCGATGTTAATCGCCCTGATCGTCATCTGTTTAACCGTCATTGTGACGGCGCTGGTAACGAGGAAAGACCTCTGCGAGGTACGAATCCGAACCGGGCAGACGGAGGTCGCTGTCTTCACAGCTTACGAACCTGAGGAGTAAGAGACCGGGCGAGGGAGAAATCCCTCGCCACCTCTGATGTATTATGCATCCTCAACGCACCCACACTTAACCAACTTTGGCGGTTTTATTTTATCTGTAAATATTTTTATAAAAATAATGCCCACGCACAGCATAAAACAAAAAGTATTACAGATAAAAAAGGAGCGTAATGTGCAGATTTGTTGTTTTCCATATTTACTCACCTTAATATGATTAATCCTGATAGGGTTGTTATTTCAGTGGTTTTCAAATGAGATATTATGGTGATCTGGTAGATTTGCATAACATTAAAATTTAATTTGTTTAACCGCTTTTAATAATAAGCGTTGTTTTTATCCCAGCAATCTGTTGTTTGGTTTTTATTCCATCAATGTGGGGGCTTTACACTGGAATCAGTTTATTTATACTTTATACGTCGGCCTGAACAACTGGCATCTGCTGCACTGCGCCATCGAGAGATTGAGAAATGGCGCATATACAACTGGTCAAACAAACTTCTTCTGGTTTACTTCTCCCGGCGACGCCGGAGAGTTGCGATTTTCTGCATCAAATCAAAATAGGTGAGTGGATACACGCAGACTTTAAGCGTGTGCGTAACTACGCATTCCACAAGCGTTTTTTCAAACTCCTGCAACTGGGTTTCGATTACTGGACTCCGGTCGGTGGGGCGATCACGCCTAGCGAACGAAAACTGGTGTCCGGTTTCGTTGATTACCTGTGTGAATCAGTAGGCCGGGAACATACGCCAGCTCTGAGCGAAGCCGCAGAGCAATATCTGAATACAGTTGCGACACGCAGAACCCGTGATACGGCATTGCTAATGTCGTTTGAGGCTTTCCGCGAGTGGGTAACCATTCAGGCCGGATTTTACACCGAGCATATTTATCCGGACGGTAGCCGTGGGCGCAGGGCGAAATCCATCGCGTTTGCGAATATGGACGAAACCGAGTTTCAGCAGGTTTATAAATCTGTACTGAATGTGCTGTGGAACTGGATTCTGTTCCGTAAATTTTCCTCTCCGGAACAGGTCGAAAATGTGGCCGCGCAGCTACTGGAGTTTGCGTAATGGTGGATTTACGTAAAGCGGCGCGGGGCCAGATGTGCCAGGTCAGAATTCCTGGCTACTGCAATCACAATCCCGAAACGTCTGTGCTGGCGCATTACCGACTGGCGGGAACGTGCGGAACGGCGATAAAGCCACACGATATGCAGGCAGCGATTGCCTGTAGCTCGTGCCACGATTTAATCGACGGGCGGGTAAAAACAAGCGATTACACCAAAGAAGAATTACGCCTGATGCATGCAGAAGGTGTTTTTCGCACGCAAGAAATCTGGAGAAAGGAAGGTTATTTATGATTTACCCAACAAATACAGGCAAAAGCGGGGAACACCTTCGTCTCACCACGCTGGAAAGTGTCTGGATTCAGGGAAAACTGCGCATGTGGGGGCGCTGGTCGTATATTGGCGGCGGTAAGACGGGGAATATGTTCAACCAGTTGTTGGCCTCTAAAAAGCTGACAAAAACGGCAATTAACGAGGCGCTCCGGAGGATGAAAAAAGCAGGTCTGAACAAGTCTGAACTTGAGGCTTTTTTGCGGGATATGATTAACGGTAAGCAAAAGAGCTGGCTGGCGCATTGTACTGATGCAGAGGCGTTATGTATTGATCGGGTCATAAGTGAGGTGCTGGCAGAGCATCCAGGATTGATTAGCGTCCTTCGTCAACGGTATGAGGGGCGGGGGATGACCAAACGCAAAATGGCTGAATTGCTAAATGATGCACACCCAGAGTGGTGTTTTAGCACATGCGAAAAGCGAATTGCTAATTGGTTGGCCGTTGCTGAGTATGCGCTATACATTCCTATGCGAGAATCATTCGCTCAAAAAACGGCTTGATTTTTTACGCATAAACCGCTTCAATTTTGCTAAGCTTCGCAAAGCTGTATCGCGAGGTGAACCAAGCGCATGAACTTTGATACAACCCGCCATTGAGCGGGTTTTTTATGTCCGAAAAACGGCAGAGAACATAAAACGTGCTGGTGGTTGCGAATACTGGTCTTTCGGCTTGTATTTTTGTAAATCGATATATACTTATCTTGTGACCAGTAATGTCAGGGCAATTGATATGAATGAAGCCTGTTCTGTTGTTTTTGTTCATTCCCCGTTTGTTGTGCTCTTTGAAGGAAAAGAGCTCTCTCTTGAAAGTGGTAGTGCACTTCTTGTCAGGGGGGGAGCTGGATCGTTATTGCCCTTTTCGGAATGTTTTCGGCGAATAAGTCTCAGTGAATCGACAATTAGCCGTTACCTGTTGTGTGGAGACGAAAAACAGGATGTAGTTTTAGTCCGGCAAATACCACGATATCTTTGCGTGAGTTTTCCCAAGGCAGAATTGATGGGCATCCTGATTGATTATCTTTGTGAGGAAAAGATTCATACGGACAATTTAGCGGAAATGCTTTCCTTTTCGTGTCTGGCGTTTTTCTCATCAGAGAAGATGTTTTCGTCGTTTCTGACCGCGTGTATTAGCAATATTAGTGACAGGCTTAGTGCATTGTTTCGTACGGACATTGCAGCAAACTGGACTCTGAGAGATGTGTCTTCGCGGTTATGTATCAGTGAAAGTTTGTTAAAAAAAAGACTGAAAGAAGAAGGCACCTGTTTCAGTGAGTTGTTGCTTACAGAGAGAATGAGAATGGCAGCAATGCTGTTGAATCAATCTCGTTGCGCCATCAACAGAATCGCTGCTCAGTGCGGCTATAATTTTACATCTTATTTTATCAGCGTATTCAGGAGTTATTTTGGTGTTACACCGGCAGGTTACAGGATGGCTGCATTCAATGAGATGAGTTTAAGTGTTACTCAAGAATAATTGAATTTTGCACTCATTGAAAACAGGCTCGCTGCGGCGGGCCTTTTTCATATCCGCGCCGTGCCCGGCGCACATCACATCAGATAACACCACACAAAAGGCATCTGCGGGTGCCTTTGACAGGGTGTTTTTACGGGCCGCTGGAGGCCCTTTTTTATTTGTGGGAGGAAAAAGCATGTCTGAACCCTTATCCGGTTCCGGTACGGCTGTGGCGCTCGGCGGGGCGACGGTATTCGGGCTGTTTACCGGAACGGATTTCGGGATTGTGTTTGGTGCGTTCGCCGGGGCGTTATTTGTGGCAACGATGCCGCAGGCGCTTTCAGCCTGGCGTGTGGCGGCGCATTTTCTGGTGTCGTTCATTATCGGCGTGCTGGGCGCAGAGGTTCTGGCATCCTGGCTGGTAAAGCATACAGGGTTTGACGGTGCGCCTGTCGACGCACTGTGTGCAGTGCTGGTGTCAGTGGTGTCGGTGAAGATTCTCTCGTTCATCCACCAGCAGGATATTGCATCACTGGTGTCCGGCCTGTTCTCCCGTCTGCGGGGTGGAGGAGGCGGCAATGTTAAGTAACATTCCCGGATTGCTGAATGTAGCGTTATGCACGGTTATCGTGCTGACGCTCTTTTTTTATCGTCGCCGTGATTCCAGACATAAACCGCTGATGTCATGGCTGGCGTGGCTGCTGATGCTGCTGTATGCCTTTGCGCCCCTCAGCTATCTGTGTGGTCGCCCGTTAGCAACGGGCTGGCTGGAAGTGTTTTTTAACCTGCTGTTCTGCGTGCTGGTGATACGCGCACGCGGGAACGTCACAAAAATCTTTCCATTGTTGAGGTGAATATGTCGGGTAAATTCAGATTCAGCCGTCGCAGTGAAAAAAATCTGGAGGGCGTTAAACCACAGCTGGTTGCTGTCGTTCGCCGTGCGCTGGAGCTGACGGAGGTTGATTTCGGTATTACGGAAGGGCTGCGCACGAAAGAACGCCAGAAACAGCTGGTCGCGGAAGGGAAAAGCCAGACCATGAACAGCCGCCACCTGACCGGTGATGCGGTGGATGTTGTTGCCTGGGTTGGCAGCCAGGTGTCATGGGACTGGCCTCTGTACGAGAAAATCGCGCAGGCATTTAAGCAGGCTGCCGCAGAGCTGGGAACTGCCATCGAATGGGGCGGGGACTGGAAAACACTGAAAGACGGGCCTCACTTTCAGTTGAAACGCTGATAACCAGGTGTGTTATGAGCAGAAAACACTGGACACACAGAATGCCGCGAACGGCGGCGAAATGGGCACTGGTAGCGATACTGGTGCCTTTTTTCTGGCGGGATGCGTCAGTCTGGATAAGGCGCGCCAGCTTTTCGATACATCTTCTCAGGTTTGTGAAATTGTCGACGGTGTTCGGCAGTGTATGCAGAACTGATCGCCTGTAATAGCAGAATATTTTGCTGAAAAATGAAGGGTGCGTCAGCGTCCGGAAAGTATGAAATTCTGCTGCGTGTGCCAATTTTATCTTATTCATTCTAAATCTTGCCGAATCAAGATGAACTTTGATCAACTGCCTGGCGGCAAGGGGCATTAAAACAGGAGAAAATTATGTGGACACCTACAGGTGACAAGTTAATCACCGCGTTGATTGACGGCAAGCCACAATACTTACGCATTGAAATGAGTGGTCAGCATGCTCGTTTGATTTGTGAGTAACAGGCATTACAGCAGCCCTTCAGTGTGAGGGGCTGCGATAATGTCAAAGCTCGTTATCAGCACCCGCCGCGCACCCAGCGCACTGGCCGATAGTGGGCTTTTTTATTCATAAAGCGAGGCTGTATGAGCGAGAAATTGAAGATCGTCTATCGCCCGTTACAAGAACTATCTCCGTATGCACACAATGCCAGGACACACAGCCCTGAGCAGGTGGCACAACTGGTAGAAAGCATTAAGCAATTCGGCTGGACTAATCCAGTGCTGATTGATGAAAAGGGCGAAATTATTGCGGGTCACGGTCGTGTTATGGCGGCTGAAGTGCTCAAAATGGATTCGGTTCCGGTCATTGTTCTGTCTGGTCTGACGGATGACCAAAAAAAGGCGTACCGCCTGGCAGATAATCGCCTGCCGATGAATGCTGGCTGGGATGAAGATCTGTTACGGATGGAGCTGTCGGACCTAATCAATGCTGATTTTGATGTCTCCCTGACAGGATTCAGCCCAACAGAAATTGATGAATTGTTGACGGATGTTTTGCCAGGTACAGGAAATGAGGAGGAGCCGTACACGACGAAAATTGATACGCCTGTTTATGAGCCGTCAGGCGATAAACCGGATATCAGTGAACTGTGCGACGATACGAAAACTCAGGAGCTGGTCAGCCGGATACGTTCGGCGTCCCTTGAGCCTGATATCGAAAAATTCCTCCTGTGCGCGGCAGAACGTCACACGGTGTTTAATTTCAGCAGAATTGCGGACTATTACGCTCACGCCCCCGCTGAAATTCAGAACCTTTTTGAGGAGTCGGCGCTGGTGATCATTGATTATCAGCAGGCTATTGAAAATGGATTTGTCCGGATGACGCAGCGCATGGTGGAGATCATGCATGGCGGGGAGGAGGAGGAATATGCGTGATGATTTTTGCGCCTTTATTCTGACTCACGGGCGCCCGGACAAAGTTCTGACTTACCGGACGTTGCGTCGTGCTGGCTATACCGGAAAAGTTTTTATCGTTGTTGATGATGAAGATAAGACACGGCATCAGTACATAGCTGAATTTGGTGAACAGGTGCTGGTGTTTTCCAAAGCCGATATAGCCAGTCGTTTTGACGAAGCCGATAATTTCGGTGATCGCCGCTCAATTTTTTACGCCCGTAATGCCTGTTTCGACCTGGCAAAACTGGTCGGGTGTAAATACTTCATTCAGCTCGATGATGATTATCACGAGTTCCAGTTTCGGGTGGATCGCAACTATGACCAGGCCTATTTCCCGATAAGAAAACTGGATGCGATCCTTTCTGAAATGCTGGCGTACTACGAATCAATACCTGCGCTTTCCATCGCTATGTCGCAGGGCGGGGATTTTCTTGGTGACAATGGCGGCCATGCTTCGTGGGTGAAACGCAAGGCAATGAACAGCTTTATCTGTTCGGTTGATCGACCGTTCTCATTCATGGGGCGCATTAACGAGGATGTGAATACGTACACGAATCTCGGTCGCTGTGGTGAATTGTTTATGACGATCGGTGCTGTCCAGTTAGGGCAGAAACAGACGCAGAAAAACAGCGGCGGAATGACCGAGCTGTATCTGGATTCCGGAACCTACGTTAAAAGTTTTTACTCCGTCATGTATGCGCCCTCGTGCGTAAAAATCTCACTGATGGGGGCCAGCCATAAACGCATTCACCATCAGGTCACCTGGAACAACGCTGCAGTAAAAATCCTTCACGAAAAATACAGGAAGAAGACACCCTGCATATCAATGGGGGTGACAAATGATTCCGTATTCGAAAGTCGAGTCTCTGGCAGCGTGCCGGATGACTGCACAACAAATCGCTGACGTTCTGGATGTTGATCTGAACCGACTGAAAGAAAATCGGGAAGCAATGACAGATTTTTACGCATCCATCCGTAAGGGCAGAGCGAAAGGTGAAGCCGAACTACGGGCGGCATTGTTTAAGCTTGCCAGAAAAGGGGATGCCTTTGCCCTGCGTGAACTACTCAGGGTGGATAAAAATCAGGACTAACTGATGAGCAGACCGGACTGGGGGGCGTTGCAGCAGGAATATATTGCTGAATACACCCGCTCCGGTGTATCTCCGGTGGCATGGTGTGAGGCAAGGGGACTGAATTACGCAACAGCCCGTCGTTACATCAAAAAACCTCCGAAAAATGCGCAGACAGAAATGCGCAAAACTGCGCAACAAAGTGCGCAGAAAAAATCTGCGCAGACTGCGCAAAAGCGGAACGGAAAATCTCAGAAAAAAAAGCCAGTATCCGATGCGTGCCTGAATGAGGGCGACGCGGAGGAATTTTCGTTCTGCCCCGATGAATTCGGCATTTCTGACCAGCAGGCTAAGTTTGCGATGCTTGTTGCTCAGGGGAAAAAGCCGACAGAGGCATACCGACTGGCTGGTTATGAGGGGCAAGGTGCGACAGCTAACAGCAACGCCAGCCGTATGCTTAGAAATGCCAGGGTTTATCGTGCTATCAGCTACTTCCGCAATCAGTATCAGAAACGCTATACCGCAGACCTGGATTTACTGGTGAGTCAGTTGATGGCTATTGTCCAGGCCGACCCCAATCAGTTGGCACAATTTCGCCGTGTTAACTGCCGTTATTGCTGGGGCGAGAATCATCTCTACCAGTGGCGTGATATTGCAGAATTCGATAAGGCAGCGGCACAGGCCTCCAGAGATGGCAAACCCGAGCCGGAATATGGAGGCCTCGGCTTTGTTGATAACGCCATACCCAATCCGGATTGTCCGAAGTGCTGCGGTGAGGGAACGGGACAGCTTTATATGGCTGATACCACTCTGCTTGATGGGGATGCGCGACAATTATATGCAGGGGCAAAGCTCGGGAAATTTGGTGTTGAGATCCTGCTGGAGGATAAGGCTGCCGCCCGGCGCGAACTTATCAAGCTGATAATGGCGACGAAAGGAAGTTCTGCTGGTGGTGCAACTGACAGTCGCAATGATCTGGAGCTTGAAGGACTGAGGCTTCGCAACGAAAAGCTGCGCACTGAGATTGAAAACCTCAAAAAAGGCGTGGGTGGTGAGAATAACGAAATAATTATCCACAACTCTCTGCCGATGCCGGGAGTGGATAATGTCGATTGAAATCTACCTCCCAAAACCTCATGAGGGGCAAATAGCTGCATGGACGGCGGCAATAGAGGAACGCTTCCACGCGGTATGCTGTGGTCGTCGCTGGGGTAAAACGGTGATGCTGGTAAACATCGCTACCAGTTTCGCTACGCGGAAATTTGCCGTTCCTACCACCGGGCAACTTATCGCGGGTAGGGTGGGGATTTTTACCGCACAATACCGCCAGTACCAGGAAATCTGGGATGAAATTAGCGCCGTTCTGCAACCGCTGATCCTCAGCCAGTCAAAAAATGAAAAGCGCATTATTCTCCGTAATGGGGGGCGCATCGACTTTTGGGTAACGGACAATAACAAACTGGCCGGGCGTGGGCGTAAATATCACGCTGTGCTGATTGATGAGGCAGCATTCACTAAATCGCCGGAAATGCTCGAGGAAATCTGGCCCCGAGCTATACGCCCGACGCTTGTCGATTACCGCGGCTGTGCGTGGGTATTTTCCACACCAAACGGTATCGACGAGAGCAATTTTTTCTACGCGATATGCCACGATGAATCCCTGGGATTTGTCATGCACCATGCGCCAACTTCATCGAATCCGTATATTCCGAAAGAAGAACTGGAGGAAACGGAGAAGAAATCCGATCCGCGCGTCTGGCAGCAGGAATATCTTGCAGAGTTCGTGGACTGGTCCAAAGACGCGTTACTCGATGTCGATAAGCTGCTGGTGGACGGTCAGCCGATTGAGATGCCGCCGTACTGCGACATGATTTTCGCAGTGATGGATACGGCGCTGAAAGGCGGGACCGAAAATGATGGTACTGGCGTGGTGTATTTCGCTTATGAGTCAACGTATTCGGACGAGCCAAAACTGACGATTATTGACTGGGATGTGACGCAAATTAAAGCGTCATTGCTTCCTGAATATATCCCCGGCGTTTATGACAACCTCGAGCGCCTCGCGAAATTATGCCGTCCGCGTCTGGGCTGCCAGGGCATTTTTATGGAAGACGCCGCGATGGGGGCAATCCTCAACCAGAAGGCGGAAACCGAAGGCTGGGATATGACGCCGATTAAATCGGCACTAACCAGCAAAGGTAAAGACGAACGGGCGGTGATGGCATCCAGCTACCACTATCAGGGGATGTGCAAAATCGTCCGGGAGGCTTACGACAAGACCGTTTCATTCAAACGTACCACCGCAAACCACCTCATAAAACAAATCGCCGGATTCCACCTGGCGGATAAAAACGCGCATAAACGTGCTGATGACCTTTTCGATTGTTACACCTATGGGTTGATCATCGCGCACGGTAATTACGCGGCGTTGTAAAAAATCAGGATATTTTTGATGGCAGAGATCGAGATTACTGGCGGCCTCGGTTCAGCACTGATGCGTATTCTTGAGGCTGAAGAAATTCAGCCGGGAACCGATATTGGCTATGAATTGTGTAAGCTGCTGTGGCAATTCCATCCTCTGGGCGGAAAACTTGTCGAAAAACCCATACTTATGGCGATGTGTAAGCCGCGTCAGTACAACGTGGAGACAGACCCTGACGAGCGGGTTGTGCGGCGTTTCCAGGAGGTATGGGAACGTATGAAGGTTAACGAGAAGATTAAAAATCTGTTTTTTCTGTCTCGTTGCTACGGTGCCGCAGCGATCGGCGTGGGCACCGACAGTGTTCCATGTCGTGAGCCGCTTCCGACATTCGGACTGACAGAAGATGATGTGTATATCAACGCGTGGGACCCGTTGAACGCTTCTGGTTCGATGGTGACTGACCAGAACCCAAACAGCCCGTTTTTCCAGGAAGCCAATAAAAAGCTGAAGATTGGCGGAAAAGACTGGCATCCGTCACGCACACTGAAAATTTTCAATGGCACACCGATTTATCTGGAGTTTCAGAGTTCATCGTTCGGATTCACCGGGCGAAGCGTGTTTCAGCGTGTTCTTTATTCCCTGAAATCCTATATCAATACGATGGAGGCGAATGATCTCGTCAGCCAGAAGGCAGGCGTACTGGTGGCTAAAGTTGTGCAGTATGGTTCGAAACTTGACGGGATCATGGCTGCCGCCACGGGACGAAAAAGGGAAAATGTCAAAGAGGCAAAAAATAAAGGTGTGCTTAGTATCGGGAAGGATGAGGACGTTACCTCGCTGAATTTACAAAACATCGATGGCGCGCTAAATGCCGCCCGCGACAACATTATTTCTGATATTGCATCAGGTAGCGATGTTCCCGCGATTCTCATCAAGGAGGAGGCTTTCTCGAATGGTTTCGGTGAAGGAACTGAGGATTCGAAAGCTATCAGCCAGTATATCGATGGTGTACGCCAGCAGATTGAACCTGTGATGGATTATTTCGAACGCCTGGTGCAGTACATCGCCTGGAACGAGGAATTTTATCAGTCGCTGAAAAATGATTACCCGGACATCATAACTGATGACTATAAAACCACGTTTTACCAGTGGCGACGTGAATTTACCGCGACATGGCAGGAGCTGGTGGAGGAGTCGCCGGACAAACGCCGGGAAAGCGACAGTAAAGTGATTCAACAGGCGATAGCACTTTTCTCTGCCGTGTCGCCACAGGTTGATCCTGAAAACCGTGCCGCCGTCACTGAATGGCTGGCAAGCCTTGTTAATGCCACGCAAACCTATGGCGAAGCTCCACTCATCATTGATGTGGACGCGCTGGCGAATTATGAACCACCGAAGCAGGAGACGCCTGATGGCAATTTCCAGCCGGGCGGTGAGGAAGAAGAAACGGATCAGGACGCTGTATGAGGTTCTGACGGATGCCGTTAACTACTACGTAAATCACGGGTGGGATAGCGAAAAATCATTGCTCGAATGGTGCCGGAAACTCCGTGTAGCCGCTCAGCGAGAAACCCCTGATGATACCGTAGCCAGAAAACATCTCACCGCTATCTACAGCCGTCTTGTCATCGACGGCGGGGCATTACGGGATCAGCCTCCTGATGGCCCTAAAAAAATCACTGTTGAAAAACTGAAACCTGAGTTTCGTAAGGAACTCGACAGGCGAATTTTCGCCAGTGCCAACCTGATAAAACTCAACCGCGAACAGGCTATCGAGAAAACCATACAGCGTTTTCAGGGATGGGTTACGTCCATTCCGCCTGACGGGGTGAGCGAAATTGATCGCCGGGAAGTGAAGTCCGGTTTTCAGAAGTCCGTGAAGGATATGGATTTTATCAGTCGCCGGGTGGCAATTGACCAGGGACATAAGCTGGCGAGCAACGTTAAGTATCTGCTGGCTGTTCAGAGTGGTGCGATTGCTCTGCGCTGGCATTCTAACTGGCGGCGTCCGGGCTACAAATACCGACAGGACCACAAAGAGCGCGACGAGAAAATTTATCTCCTCCGCGATTCGTGGGCGCTGGAGCAGGGGCTTATTAAGCCCGTATATGGTTTTTATGACGAAATCACTGCTGCCGGGGAGGAGGTTTATTGCAGTTGCGATGCTCTGCCGATCTACGCCCCTCAGAAACTACCCGACGAATTTTTAACGGAGAAGGGCAAACGTGAGTTTAACCGAGCTTGAAGTGGCAGAACGCATCAGGGACGGAACCGTACCGTCTCCGGTGAAATTCTCCAACATGTGGTTGGTGAATTTGCGCATAACCGGAACCGGGCTTGCCTATCGCGCCGGGCTGAAAGAGCACGTCTGGCGTGATCCAAAGCTCTATCTGAACGAGGAGTTTTTAAGGCGATGCAATGGCCTTCCGGTTATCACAAACCATCCTGACGACGCAGTTCTGACGGAGGAGGATTTTAAATCGCGGATCGTCGGTAGCGTCATGCTGCCGTATATCCGGGGTGATGAGGTATGGGCGGTGTGCCGCGTTTACCTCCAGAGCATTGTTGAAGAAATCGCTGAGGGGGATGTTTCGACAAGCCCGTCGGTGGTGTTCAACAGCACATCAGGAAATGTGGAAGTACAGGAAGGTGACACCAATTTTTTAATCGAAGGCGTTCCTTTCCTTGTTGATCACATCGCCCTGGTGACGAAAGACCACGGCTCGCTGGGCGTGTGGGATAAAGACCGGATCCCCGCAGGGGTTGAAGTGACAAGCACAGGTGAAATCGAGATGGAAAAAGAAGAACTCCAGGCCCTGTTACAGGGGGTTGTGAGCGATGCCCTGCAAGGCATTAATCAGAAAATCGATGGTGTCGTTACGCGCATGGACTCACTGGAACAGCGGGACAAAGCGCGGGCGGACGCCGAAGCTCAGGCGAAAAAAGAGGCCGAAGAAAAGGCCAAAGCCGATGAAGCAGCAGAGGAACAGCGTAAAGCTGATGAAGCTGCGGCAAAGGAGGCGGAAGAAAAAGCCAAAGCTGACGAGGCGGCAGCTAAAGACGCTGAGGAGAAAGCAAAGGCTGATTCCGAAGCGGAAGAACAGCGTAAGGCTGACGAGGAGGCAGAAAAAGAACGCAATGACTCTGCCCTGGCAGAAGCACAGGCAAAAGCCGACTCCGCATTCAGTGCCTGCGGTAAAAACGCGCCAGCACCGTTTTCTGGTGAAAATGCGCTGGACTACCGCAAGCGTGCGCTAATCGCTATGCAGAAACACTCTCCGGCACATAAGGACGTCAATATTCGCGCGATTGCGGATTCTGCAACGCTGGCTGTGCTTGAGGACGCAATTTTCAGTGCCGCCCGTCAGTCCATCGAAAAAGAAATGATGAGTACGCAGGGGCAACTGCATAAACGTATCCGCAACGATGAAGCCGGACGTCGCATTACTGAATATCAGGGCGATCCGAACGTCTGGCTGAGTGCTTTCAAAATTCCGGGGCGTCGTCTGGCAAAAATTAACACTCAAGGGAGCCTGAACAATGGCTGATATTAACTTTCATCCGTTTAAAAACCGTGGAGCATTTGGTGGCCTTTTTAACGTCGAATCCCGTGGGCTGATGCAGGGGGATGCGCAGGATGATCCGGCAATTCGTCTGCAACTTTGCTCCGGTCGACTGGACAGCAAAATCACTGAACCGGTATGGGGTGGAGTTGGAGTTATGGAGTGCATTGCTCCCGCGAAAGACAGCGTTAACGGTGCGGTAATTAAACAAGCCACGAAGGACGCCTGTAACGCCTTTACTGTCTTTAATCAGGCATTTCATGGCATTACCACGCCGGATAATCCGGTGCCGTTATATCTCGCGGGTGGCTTTGTTCACTATTACCGCGTTGGCTCAGGTGCCCGCATTCCTCTCCCTGTCAGTGCAGAAGTTGTTGCGCTGGCTGATGGAAATAACACCGTTGCTGCCAGTGGTTTTGTGTGGGATCTGACGAAAAACATGGTTGATGTTTATTCGGGATCACCCGGCGCTAATCCGAAAGTGGATATTAAGCTGCTGATGGTTTCAGTTGACGGAAACCTGACGGTGAAAAAAGAGGATGGCGGTAACGTTGTCTGGGAAATCGGCAAACCGTGCGGCCTGTTTTTAATTTAAGGGGATATTAATTAATGAGCGCATTTACTCCTGCGACTACTATTGTGTCGCCGTCAATGGTGCTGCCGGAAATGATCGTGCAACAGAGCATGGCTTCCGGGGCGTTTGAAGTCCTGGCTGGTGGTGCTCCAGCGGTAAAAATCAGTTCCAGTGATTTGATGGTCTATCAGAAATATCTGCGCATGACCTCGCAGGCGCAGGTCAGCCAGTCTCTGCCGGGTCAGTTACCGTCTTCCAGTATCTCTGGCGGCTATGACGGAATGATGACTTACCGAATTTCTTCCCGCTCGCAATACAGCTATCTCGATACTGATGCAGCAGATCGCTGGGGCTATTCTCTGATTGAAGGCCTGCGCCTGGCTAACCGTCAGGGACACGCTCAAATGTTGCGTAATATGCTGCTGTATGGCGTGAATGCAGCTAATAACGAGGGGATCACCAACTCACCGAACGCAGTGACGCTGAATCTGGGCAACGACAGCAAAGGTAACGATTCGTACACCACCTGGGATTCCGGCGAGATGGCTAAATTTATGCTTGGCCTGATTGCTGACCAGAAAACCCGCATGTTGCTGCTGGGGCAGCCATTAACGACTGTTATTCTGAGCCCACAGCGATTCATGAAGGCGCTGGAGTGGACAGGAATTGTTGAGCTGACCAGTTACCAGCGTCCTGGTGGTGGTACCGGAACGGTGGGAACGATGGTTAAAGACGTCGCCGATAAGGCGACAGGCGACGACATCATGTTCTGCCAGGACGACACGCTGATCGGTAAAGGCGCTGGTGGTAATGACCTGATCATCGTTACGAACCCGACGATTGAGGTTCCGGAAGCGCGTCACACCATTAACACCAATATTTTCTCCACGCTGGTACCTAACCAGCAGGCCGTCAACGTGATGTTCTGTGATATGGCAGCGCCGACGGAAATCCCGTCCCCTATGCCGGATGGCGGCCTGACCACGTTGTATACCATGCGCGCGACGCCGGGCTGGAACTTCCGCCCTGAGGGGATCACCCTGTTGTCTGCCAAATACGCATAAACGTTCAATCTGATAACGCGGGGAGCTAAATGCTCCCTTTTTTGTGGGAAAAATTTATGAAGCTCTACATCGCTAACTGCTCACGTCAGCCGCACACGTTCAACTACAAACTCCCCGAAAAAACGCAGTCGTTCGGTGTGACAATTCCGTCCGGACGTCAGCATATGATCGAAAATCAGTCCGATATTATCGACCACATCATCCGACAGCATGAGCCTTACGGATTCCAGCGTTGTGACAAGGTGGACAAGAATTTTTCCGGTATCTGCTATTCCATCGATAAACCTGTGAGCGTCGGTCGCATTGAGGATTGCGCGGAGCAGAAAACGGAAAATCTGGAATCCCTGTCAGAAGAAATTCTTGCAGCCAGCGCCGTATCGCTGAATAACGCAGTGGATCAGGCAGTGATTCAAAGTGGCGAAAAACCTCAACCGGGTGGTATTGAAATGGAAATCACCGGGGAAGCGATTAACACTGAACAGGAAAATCCGCCCAGCACAAAGCGAAATATTAAGGTTAAAAAATAATGACCTTGCGTCCGTCACTGGAGGGATTTATTCGCTTTGTTCGTGACGACATGAAAGTACCGGTTCACGCTATTGCTGACGATGATCCGACGCTGGAATGTTGCTTTCAGTCTGCGATGGAGCTAATCCCTCACGATCAGGGGCTGGAGCGTTTACCCATCATCTATGTGCGAACGGTTTATAACGCTGCCGCCTCATTTCTCCTGAATTTCGCTCCCGGCTCGTGGTTTGCCGACCTGAGAAAAAAACTCAACCTTGGGAAACTGGCTACCGGGCTTGTCAGCGCGGCAGCAGACCAGGGGACATCTGGTTCGATCACCATCAGCGACGCGCTGAGTAATCTGTCTTTGCTGGATTTGCAGATGTTACAGGATCCGTATGGACGACAGGTTGTTGCGGTGCTGATGCAGATGGGCACGGTATGGGGTTACACGCCATGAAACTTTGTTTTGGGGTTATCGACCAGCCGTATGACTACGGCGACGAACCGGGAAAAACCACGTTTGACGTGGCCTGTGACCTCGAGGAGCGATACGAAATTTTTACGCACTTCTGGGAAATGCATAAGGACGAGATTATCCAGGAGGCAGGTACTGAACTGGCGTACCAGTTGGTCAATCACTTCAAGTATAAGGCTCCGCTACCTGGCGAGCATTTTCTGGAAGGGACCGGGAAGATTTTCCATATATTTCTTGAAACCGAAGAAATGGCCGGAATGACGATCAACGGAAATCAGGTCCCAACCCAGGCTGCGTTACAGGGTGTTAACTCAAGGCTTAAGGACAAATATACCGGGGAGCGGCGCCCGTCATTCATAGATGGCGGCCTGTTTAAGGGCAGCTTTATAGCGTGGATAGATAACAATGCCGAGTCTTGAAGAATTAGCCGAACAGCACAGTTCGCAGCTCTCGTCCGTTCTTAAATCCGCAGTTGAAACCATCTCGTCAGACCAGGAAATCACGTTCAGGCTCTATGTCCGGCAGGTTCTGCCGCTGGATGGTTTTGTCTATTGGGTTAATGCGGAAATCATCAGTTGCGATGAACTGTGTCGTCTGAATATTGAGTCACCAACTCGTCTGAAAATCAAAGGCAGCCTGCATCGTCAGGTTATTGCGATTCAGGACGAGTCTGTCTCGAAGGATGTGAACAACATTATTTTCACGCCTGTTCAGCAGGTTGATGATTTTAATGTGGAAAATCCCGATGCGATCTATCTCGGTGAGTACGGCGGCGTCCAGTTCGCTTTTTCTCGAATGGAGAGCCGCTATCAGCAGTCGGGTATTTTTCATTATCGCGGCATGGCGATTTTGCCAACCATGCGTTCCCAGATTATCGACTGCGAGGAGGATATCAGCGACGAGCAGATCATATCCAACAGCATCCCGATCTGGCTGCAAATGAAAGATGCCGCGACCGTGTATCCGTCTTACCTGGTACCGCAGAACCTTCGCCCTCCGTATATCGCGGTGGATGTTCGCAACAGTATTCCTTTGCAGGTGGCTCCCGTTGTTTTCGGTGGTGAGCGATTCCAGCTCGTCCAGGATTCGGTTCGCCTGACGCTTTACGGATTCAGCAACAAAATGGCGCTGGATCTTGTCGACTCGGTGGTGAACAGGGCGCTGGAGGAGGAAAAGTTTGGTGTAACCAATATTCCGGTGGTTCAGGACGCAAAGTCGGGACAGGTTGAAATCAACGCTCTGGCGAAGAAAAAGATTGTCGATTTTGACGTGAATTACTACCAGAGCACCGCCCGGGAAATATCCCGGCAGTTGATTGAAAAAGTCATTTGTAAATATGAGGTTAAATAATGGGGTTTAATATCGTCACGGTGAATGTGTCCCAGACCATCGGGGCCATTCCCTCGAATTTGCAGCAGATGTCCGCTGTTCTCTCGTTTGGCTCCACGACTCATGAGCCGGGAAAGCCTGTATTACTCACCCGTAATCAGGATATTAACGATCTGGTAAGAAATCCGATTGCTGCGTTGTCGGCGGCTGCCGCAGGAAAATCTGCGGCAAACGTCACCGTTACGATGACGCTTCCGGAAGGGAGCAACATCCGACGCGAAAACAGTTCTGAGGTGAAAATTGTTGTTTCCGGGTGTTCGCCCGACGCGTGGAATGGCGAATATACTGCTACCGTCACGGATGAAAAAACACTGACCTGGACGATTGCTGATTCTCAGCTTTCCGGTTCGCCAGTGACACTGGGGCAGTTTTCCATTGTTGGCAGTGAAAATCTGGTGACGGCAGTAAACACGTTTTTTGCCCAGGGAAATTCAGTTGGGATTTACCTGCTGGAGCTGGGAGTACAGAAAGGTGGAGTCAGTAAGGAAATCGCTGCACTGAAAGCTTATATGGAAGATCCGCTCCTGCGTTTTTATGCGTATCTGGTGCCGCAGCCGTGGGATGGTGACGCAGAGTTTATCAGTCTGGCAAAACTCCACACCGCCAACGAAGCGATGCAGTATTTCTTCGTGCTGACGAAAACGCCGGACGACACGAATTACGTTTCGCCTTATGCCGGTATTAAGTCGGTTATTGCAACGGCGGATGATACGTATCCGGCGACAAACGCGGCAGCAGCCGTAATGTGGAACTATGTTTCCGCATCACCTTCAGAAATCAACAAGGTGCCGCCGATGGCATTTCGCTATCTACAGGCGGTAAACGCCCACAAGGGCAAAAATTCAATTCTGGTCACGATGACGAAGCAGAATATTAACTACGTCGACACGGGGGCTGAGGGGGGAATTTCCAACACGATTCTGGTGAAAGGCGTTACCAGTGACGGTAACGATATGACGTACTGGTATTCCGTGGACTGGGTGCAGATTAATGTCGATATGCAGCTCGCCAACACGGTGATCAACGGCAGCAATAACTCAATTAACCCGCTTTACTACAACCAGGACGGGATCGACCGTCTACAGCAGGTCGCACAGGCGGTGTTCAATACGGGCGTATCTTACGGCCTGGTCAACGGTCAGCCTGTCGTCGATGCAGTGCCTTTCCGCCAGTATATCAACACTAATCCCAATGATTACGGTATCGGGCGTTATGCAGGCCTTTCGGCCTCCTATACGCCGATGCGCGGATTTGTCGAAATCATTTTTAACATCAATGTGACAATGCAGCTTTCGTGAGGGACTGAACCGTGCCTAATCCAATGATCCCCGTTGGCACCCTTAACCGGGTTCGCGCCAGCGTTAAATTCACCTCCCATTCTGAACTGAATGTGTCCGCCTCATTTCTGGCAAAAGAAGGCGTCGAATTGTCCTTTCAGGGCAATATCACGGAGTTTTTACCCGCTATGACGGGAGCCGTGCAGTCGCCGCAGCCATACATGATTTTACAGGCGCGTGTTCATCTGCTGCGTAGCCAGGCGCTGGGAAAACAATTCAAGGCGCAATGGGAAAAGAATGCCACGATCGGCGACGCAAAAGTGTATAGCGACAGCACGGTGTTCGGTGACTTCGATATCTATAACACGGCGATCACCAACGTGCAGGATATGACCTTCGCCGGGGGCGAGCCGGGTGTGGCCATCACCATTACTGGTACGTATTACATCAACTCTGAAATGTGGGATCTGGTATGAAAATCGCGCGAAATTTAAACCTGATTATTCCTGTCCGGACAGAAAAGGGTAATGGCTGGATCCATGCCACGCCGATCAGCAAAGAGGTGTTTAAAGAGCATTTCTTCATTCTGAGTAAAACTTTTTCTGCCATTTTTTCAGAAGGTCTTGGCGTCGTTGCGGGTCCGCGTATCGCTTTTTTGATGCTGGAGCGGATCTCGCGTGATTCTAATATCTGGGAAGGTGATAAAGGGGTCCGTAATACACTTGTTAATGAGGTCATTCGCCTGGCAAACCTTGTTTACCCAGTGGAGGGTAAAGGCTACGACACAATCCCTCTCGATATGGCGCTGGAGCGTGAAATCATTGATTTGGATGAAGTGGCGGGTGAGCTCATTTTTTTTACATGCGTCTCGTCGATAAATTCACCGGAGCAGGCGAAGGGGACTATGGATGTGGTCAATGGAGTATGGAGCACTCAATGCTCGTTATTGAATCTTACGGAATGGATCGCTTCATTGCCGACATTGAAATCAGCCGCCAGTTCTGGCGCGACGGCGAACACGTCATCAGCGACATCCTCGACTACTCAGCCGGAGCCGGATTCAGAGACATCTGTGCAGATTCCGGCCTAAATGTAAAAACAGCAGCTCAGTTTCGTGAGCTGCTCAAATTCAAAAATCCCGCAGGAGTATTGTGATGGCTGGTAACCAGATGCCAGTTCTGACGCTGGATGTTAATGAAGAACACCTCAGGCGGCTTGAGGCGATATTTGAAAAGTATCGCAACGGACTGATGATTGGCCCTGCCGGTACGCCGCTTAAAATACCTTCAAATACCGGTCCGGGAGGTGGCTCTTGGCAGACAACCACAGGCGGAGAAGCCAATCAGGCTCCCAGGAAACCATCTTCACCCGCGCCAGTTCTGGCTGCTTCCACTGATGGACGTTTAAGGGATGAAAAATGGCGCTTTGTTGGCAGCGGGAAAACACCTGATTCGCTGGTGAGCAACTATAAAGGTCGCGGCGAAACGATGTTTGATAAGTACCTCAGCGGGCTGGGGAAAAACGCCAAACAGACGCTGAAAACTTACAAGCAGATCAATTCTACGCTACGGACGACCACTTCGAGATTAAACAACCTGTTTAAAACCACCGTATCGTGGGGGACAAAACTTGCGGTTATGGGCGTTGCCGGGCCGTTTGGCTTTGGCATGATGGCTCGTAATGTTGTAGAGAAACAGAAAAATGCTGATGAATTGCAGGCAACTCCAGGAGAGTTAAAGGCGGCAGAAAGCACTTATTCGCCTTATTTTTCCGGTGTTGGTAATTTGCTCAATACACTGGCAGCCGCGCAAAATGACACTCAGCATTCTGCCTACAACGGGCTAATTGGATTAGGGATAAATCCTAAAAAAGGGGCAGCAGAAAATCTTCCTGTATTGTTAGAAAGAGTTGCTGCTCTTGCAAAGGAGTATGAGGGAACCGGACTTACTCAGAGCATGCTCAGAGGTCGTGGCCTTGGATGGGTAAATTTTGGTATTGCTAACCAGTTAGTCAAATATCAGGACAAAATACCTGAACTCAACAAAGAGTTTTTATCGCGAGCTTCTCAGAATGACTCGTTGCTCACCTCTGGACATACAAGCCAGTATCAGAATCTTACCAGCAACTTAGAAAATAACTGGGATCAACTTACCAGCGGATTTCAGGGGGCAATGTCGGGTAACTCTGTACAGCTAATTAGAATATCTAATGGTGTAAAGAATGCTGGTCTAAATTTCCTTAACGGTGAGAACTTTAAAAGAATTTTGACTGATGTTGAAACAGGTCTGGATAAACTTGGTAAGTATGTAAATGGCCCGGATTTTAATAACGACCTGAATAATTTTGCCGAAAATGTTGCAAAGGTTGTTAAGGCACTTAGCGGGTTTGTTGGTTTTGCGGTTGAACATCCCTGGCTTTTTGGGGCCGCAGTACTTGCTGGACCATCGAGAGTTGGTGCTGTGGCAGCCACAACGACCGGAGTTGCCGCCCGTGTTGTTGGTGGAAGTCTTCTTGGGGCTACAGCCGGAACAGTAGCTGGATTGGCTATTCCTACAAATGACACACCTACCACCAGTGAGGAAATGAAAGGGCTGGAGGGGCGTTTCAACTTTGATTATTTTAACGAAGTGCAGGAGTGGCAAAAAAACAATCCGGGTAAGGTCTGGCCTGGAGGATTGCAGGGATTTTCAAATCAAGTAAACAGATCTGCATATTTATCCAGAGGGATCAGGAATAACAATCCCGGAAATCTTAATTTCGCAGGACAAAAAGGGGCTACCTTGGAATCGGGGCCAAATGCCCGTTTTGCCAGCTTCCCGACGATGCTGGAAGGCATTGCTGCCTTAGATCGGCAGGTAATGCTATACCTGAAACGCGGCAAAAATACGATTGATCAGATTATTGATATTTATGCCCCTTCATCTGATGGAAATAACACATCGTCCTATAAAAGCTATCTCTCTCAGTACACCGGATTAGGTGTTAAGGAGAAAATCGATGGTTCTAATTTTGAGATAATGAGAAAGCTAATTCAGGGCATTATTAACCATGAAAATGGGGACGCCGCTCGTGCAGTAAGTGGCGATGATGTGATGCGGGCGCTGGCAATGAACCGGGGAAACGTATATTCACCAAATAATACTTCTCAGGTAATCAGGCTCGACGTTCAACAAAAACCAGGTTCCGACATACTGGCACAACTCGCCGGAATGCAACAAATACCGGGGTAAACCATGTCACTTAATTACTTTGGACAAGCTTTCAAACTGGCGTTTGAAGTATCGCCCATTCTTTTAGTTGATGGCATAGCGTCGAAAATTCCCGGCGGGGTGATGCCGATTGCTGTTTTGACCGAAGGCCTAAGCATTGTGAACGGTCTGCTGCATGGCGAGATTCGTACACGCTCGATGGCGGCATTTACCCCGATGGCGGGGACAACGTTGGTTCAGCAGGATATTTGCAACCTGAATTTCTATAACCAGGTAACGGCAGCGAATGCGACCGTCAAGAAGCCTAACCGAGTAGTCATGCAGATGATCCGTCCGGCATCAACGGAGGACGGTGGCTACATCACTAAGGGGATGACATTCACGGCGCTGAAAATGGCGCTCGATATGCATAACCAGTATGGCGGTTGTTACACCGTAATGACGCCATCTTTCATCTACACGCGCTGTCTGATGCGGTCGTTTATCGATACATCCGGTTTCTCTGAGCAGAACAAGCAGGTTCAGCACACCTGGCAGATTGAGTTTGAGCAACCATTGTCGTCTGTCGAACAAACGGTAAAAACGCTGGCGAGCGTTCTGGATAAATTTGATAAAGGGATGCCGTCAGACGGGGCGCTATCGTGGTCAGGTATTAAGAACCAGGTCGTGCAGGAGTTTGGTTTTGGCTTATGACAACGTTAATTCCTTTCAAACCTGACGGGCGAGGACCATTTCAGTTCACGGCCAGAATCGGAGAATATGAAACATTCGCCCGCGTTCCGTTTAATCTGTATGCAAATCGTTACTACCTGGAACTGAAAGACAGTTCAGGCGACGTGATTGTATACATGCCTTTGATCGCGTCACCTGACAGTTACGACATCAATCTGGCGCTGCCTTGCTCACCGGGGAAACTTGTTTTTCGCAAAAGTACGAATCAGTTTGAGGTTTCGTAATGCGTTATTACCGACTGGAAATTATTAATCCTAAAACAGGCAAGCCGCCAGTGGATAGCAATGGAAAACCCATTGGACCTTTTGATACCAATGAAACACTAGGATGTGGGTTGCATATTGAATTTGACTTTGAAGTAACCGGCCTGGATGTAGTCTGTTCGGGTACGATGCTGACGATCTATGGATTACCAATTGACATGCTGAAGCAAAGCGTAAGTTTGCAGGGTTGTCTGGTACGTATGAAAGCAGGCTTTGTTCAGGGGTTACCACTGGCAAATAAGGATCAACAGGGGGAGGTAATCTATGGTGAAATTTATCTGGCCTATGCCAACTGGATCGGCACGAACCAGACTTTAAACCTGGTAATAAATCCAAGCATACGCAAAACCGATGACGGTAAACCTTTTTCAATTGAGGGGCAGGGGGAAGCAGGGGAAAGGGTGGGCGATGTTTTAGTCCGCGCTTTGCAAAAAGCATATCCCAATAAACTTATTGATTGCACAGTCAGCGACAACCTGGTTTTGCCAGAGCCGTGGACGGGCAAATATACGGAGATTGGTTCGCTGGCTATGGTCGTAAAAAACGCCTCTATTGCGATGATGCGTAATGAAAGGTATAGCGGAATCGCCATCAGTATTCTTTCCGACAGAATACGAATCTACGATAACGCATCGGCAAAGTGGGGTGAGCCAAAAACAATTCATGCCCATGAACTGGTCGGGCAGCCGACATGGATAGCGCCGTTTACCGTCAGTTTCAAATGCCCTATGAGAGGCGATATCAGATGTGGTGATGTGGTTAAACTGCCGGAGGGGCTATATTCTGGCGCTGCGTCGATTGTGATGGCTAATACAACGGTACCCAGCGTTATCGCAAAAAATTCGACCACGTTCACCGGGAAATTTCTTGTGAAATCAGTCAGACACATTGGTTCGTATCTGACAGCCGATGGCGATGCCTGGGTGACGGTATTTGAGGCATATGCTGAGAACTGGGCGAGGGTGTAATGTCAAACGCTCAAAAATTACCGTTTCTCCGAACACTGTCGGAGATGATGACCAGTTCTGGTAACCAGCAAGCCGAGCTTAAAGGCCGCGAATTGCCCTGCCATGTTGTCGATATCTGCGGGCAAATAGTGACAGTTCAGTTTGATATGCTGCCGGAGGGGATCAACTTCCCGCAGATAACAATCCCTGTCGCCACATTCCCGTATATCCGTTACCCGATACAGCCGGGCGATCGAGGAGTAACAATTGCCGCTGATGTATCACTGCGCGGTGTGTCCGGATTGGGAACCGGTATGGCAACGCTTTCTTACTCGATGTCGCTCACTCCCCTGTTTTTCGTGCCACTGGCAAACAAGGAGTGGTCCGACGAAGATCCGCAAAAAATCGTTTTGTACGGTCCGGATGGCGCGATCCTCAAAACAGAGGACGGCAGTAGCTCGGTAATGGTGGCTCTGGAAGAAATCAGGCAAAAGTCGAAAGCTGTTTACCTCGAGGCCGAAGATATTTTCCTGAACGGGAAAATTCACCTCAACGGACCGATCGTCCAGGACAAAGCCCAGATGAAGGATACAACCGCTTCGCTGATTGGTCCTCTTAATGTCGAGATGGATGCAGTTATCAACGGCGTGAGCGTCAGCGGCCACAGTCACGATGTGACTGGTGTTCAAAGCGGCAGTAGCACGATTACGTCGAAGAAACCAAATCCTGGTTAATACCGGTTCATTTCACTTTAAATTCTAACCATAAAACGAAACCCCCGACTGTTGGCCCAGTCGGGGGTTTCTGTTTCTCACCTTGAATACGCAAGGGATGATTACGTATGTTTGGAGGTCTTCCGTGATTAATTTTAGCGGAGGAGACTGGATTGTGAAAGCCTTAAAATTAGTGGCAAAAAGCAATACCTTACGACGCATGTATTACACCGCTGCACTCGTAGCTTTAGCATTTGCCTTTTCACCAGTACTGACAGAGTTAGTTAAAGTGATGGGGGCACGATGAGAACATGGGGCCGCGTCACCGACGCGAACGGCAACAAAAAATGGGTTGCAGTAGAATCTGACGCCAACGGTGATTTCTCCTACGGCTGGCTGACGACGCTCATTCAGACGTTAAAGCTGGGATTGGGGGAGTCGCCGTTTTACGCGAATTACGGTATTCCTGCACAGCAGTGCATCGTGCAGCAGATTTACCCAGACTACTATGTGAACATGGTTCAGCAACAGTTTGCTGGGTATTTTGCATCACTGGCAATTTCAAAGGTAGATGGAGCAGATAACCCCACCTATAACATCGATGTTGTGTTTTTTAATGGGACCAGTTACCGGACGCAGGTGCCGGTATGAATCACAGTTTTATGATAAAACTTTTACCTTGGTTTGGAGTGCTGTAGAGAGATATTTTAGGGGGGCGAGTAATTTTCTAAGCTGGAGCATATTGACATATATTATTTCGGATTTGCAAAATACATATTGTTACCATGGAGGAGACAAGCATGGAAAATTTTGCAAATAAGTTAAAAATACACACAGAGCATGTTGCAAAAATGGGGGTGTTTTGTACAACTGAAGAAACGACAAAACAAGCACTCATTATGCCATTTCTAGATATTCTTGGTTTTACTCCGTATGATCCAAGAAAAGTCAAAGCTGAGTATAGTGCTGACTTCCCCGGGGTTAAGGCTAATGAACGGGTTGATTACGCTTTATTTTGTCATGATGTTCCTGTGATGTTCATTGAGGCGAAATCGTTTTCAGAACAAATTGATAATCACTGCCCACAGCTATCAAGATATTTTAATTCAACACCGGAAGTTACTATATCAGCCATTACAAATGGTGTTGAATGGCGTTTTTTTACGGATTTGAAACAAAAAAACATAATGGATTCAACGCCGTTTTTAAAAATAAGAATGGATTCTCTAACTCACTCCGATATTACACAATTATTTCGTTTTCGTTATGATAAATTCAAACCAGAGGCTTTGCGGACACTGGCTGAAGAAAGTGTTTATTTGAATTCATTTACTAAAACAATCAGTTCTAGTCTTCGTGAAGTTGATCTGGAGTTTGTTCGATATGTTGCTAGTCGTTCAAATATTGAGAGACAACTTAATCAGAGATTTCTTGAGTTCGTGACTCCATTAGTTAAACAGGCCGTTGAGCGCGCTGTTAGCGCAATGGTGGTTTCCGGGCTATCTACACAACCGGTAGAGCAAACTAAAGAAAATGATGCAACGGATACACAAGTTAATAACGCCATTGTTGATGAAGAAAACCCCAACATAATAACCACAGCCAAAGAATTGGAACTATTTGAAAGGGTAAAACAAATCATACAAACAGAAGATAATATAGAATATAAAGATACTGAGTCATATTTTGGTGTACTATTGAATGGTAAAACTAATAGATGGCTGTTAAGATTTTATGATAAAAAATCTTCATTTATAACATTACCTATTTCGCTTAGTGAAGTTCAGTTGAATGAAATAAGACGAGCTCGACTTGATACGGATGGTAAAAGGATACATATAACTAATCCGGAAGATATACTTCGCATATCTGGTTTGATTCTGGATTCATACGAGTATGTTAAAAATGATGATAATTTCCGCCGAGGGTCCAGAGTGAGCAGTTTAGAAGAGGTTGAATAAGTAAAAAACCCGCGAAAGCGGGTTTTTTAATGGAGTAAATATGTCAGAAATACCAATTACTATGACCAGTGCGGGGGCGCAGCCTACGCCACCCAATGATTTGCTCGCGAATCTTATCACCAGAGTTGCCGAAAAAGTACCTGGATATACAGCCAACCTTCCGGCGGGGCTTATTACAGACCTTGCCAGCACGGCTGTCGGGGCGCTGGCATTAATAGACCAGGCGCGGGTGGACCTTATTAACTCCGTAAGCCCATACGGCGCAAATATTCCGTTACTGATGCAACTCGGAAACATTTATGGAGCACAGAAGGGATTAAGTACAAATACGGCGGTATACGTGGTGTTTGAGGCGTTGCCGGGGTTTGGTATCCCTAAAGGATTTGTTGTCGGTGACGGCAACTACCAGTATGCAGTTTCCCGCGATACGGTGGTGCCGGAAAGCGGGCAGACTGAGCCAGTCTACTGTGTGGCCACAACGTCAGGCTCATGGGCTGTACCGGAAGGAACCGTAACGCAGGTCATTACATCGGTACCCAAAGATCAGCCTGTAAAATGCACGAACCTTACCGCAGGGATGCCAGGTCAGGAGGCGCAAACGTGGGCATCTTACCGCGCCGAAGTCATGGAGTCCGGCATGTTTGGTGTGCAGGGAACACCGGATTGCTTTAAAGCGATGCTCAAATCAGTAAGCGGTGTGCGAGAAAACCTGATTTCTTTCCGGCAGTCGTCGCTGGGGAAATGGGTTGCGGTTGTTGGTGGCGGTGATCCGTATGATGTGGCTTATGCTATTTACAAATCTGTACCGGATATTTCGAAACTGACCAACGATGTTAGCAATCCATCTGGTGCGGCAGTGGAAAAACGCACGGTTTCAATAACCGTTTCGCCAGATGTTTATCAGGTGCCGTTCGTTATCCCGTCATCACAAAACGTCATGGTGCTAATCACCTGGAACACTGTATCTGATGATTATGTTGATCCGGCGGGTATTGCTATGGCTGTGCAGCAAAACGTTGCTGATTACATCAATTCTATTGAAGTCGGACACCCGATAAATCTGCTGCGAATCCAGGATATTTTTACCAGTTCCGTCAGATTGTTGGTTGATGCGACGTTGATCTCAACAATCAGTGTGAGCATTGGCATTAATGGCCATATTGTTCCTCCGGCAAAAGACACAAGCCTGGTTTATGGCGATACCTATTCCTATTTTTCGACGGTGGTATCACAGGTTCAAGTTAACAAGTATGCAATATCTGACTGAAAAAATTCTCCCTGCTTATCCGTTTGTGCAGTACAGAGATGATCCGAATGTTGTTGCGTTCTTTGATGCATACAATGAAATTGCTCAGGAATACCTCGATTCACTCAACAATCTGGCATTGCCATGCTGGACATCGGAATCAATAACCGGGCAATTGCTGGACTGGATTGCTCTCGGGATTTATGGCGTTGAAAGGCCTTTACTACAGGTTTCCGAGGAGGCTATTGCACGCGGCGCATACGATACCATTGAATACAATACAATCCCTTATGCGGCAATGCGGAATTATGTTCCGGGGCAGGCATCGTATGTTCCGGATGATTATTTCAAGCGAATATTAACTTGGAATTTTTATAAGGCTGACGGTTCGCATTTCTGCATTGACTGGTTAAAGCGCCGTGTGGCACGGTTCATTCATGGGAAAAACGGAATAGACCCGCCGTTGCAGCACACTTTTGATGTGAGCGTGACTGTATCGGACAGTGTTTTTTCTATTCAGATACCAGAATATGGTGATGGTATAGGCTATTTTCTGAAAGATGCCATTGACCAGAAATATGTAAAACTCCCTTTTATTTATTCCTATGCAACAACGGTGATTCAAAAATGATTCTTGGATTCGGAAATAACGTTGTTTCAGCACTGGCTGGTGATATTACGACGATTCAGACTGATATTCCGGTGATGCCGGGCACGGGAGCTAAATTTGCAAAATTGCTTTCTGCCGATTTTGAAAATAAATCGAACGGGCAACGCGTCTATGCAAAAATTACGCTTACCGATAATAAAGAGTCTGCATTTGAGATTTGTCATTTGGTATCGGTAAGCGGTGATGTGTTGAAAGTCATTCGTGGGCAGGAAGGAACAACCGCGAAAGGTTGGTCCCTTAATGATGTTGTGGCTAACTTTGCCACGCGTGGTTCGGAAAACTATTTCGTACAGATAGCGCAGCTTCAGAGCGGTCATTATATTGCGGGTGTTGCTGGCGGCACTGCAAACGCACTGACGCTGGAAGTTCCCTCGACGTTTTTTGTTAATGGAGGTACAGATTGGACGCTACGAACTCCGATTATCGTTTTCCCCGTTCAGAACAATACCAACGCCGCGACGCTTCAATTAACACTAGGCGGAAAGGTTCTTGGTTCGTTCCCACTTTATAAGGGGAACAAGTCCGAGCTGGTAGCGAATGATATCATTAAGGGTATTCCTTTGATTTGCCTTCTTGATAGCGAGAAAAGCTATTTCAGTGTGATAAACCCCGGCAATATCTATTCAGATTTTGATCTGCGATATGTAAAAAAATCTGGTGATTTGATGACCGGGGAGCTGAAAATCCGTGGTGTTAATGCGCTGAGGATTTTCAACGAAGCCTTTGGTCTGATTTTTCGTCGTTCGGAAGAGTGCCTGCATCTCATTCCTACCAGGGAAAATCAGGGCGAAAACGGCGATATTGGTCCACTTCGCCCGTTCACTATTAATCTGCGGACGGGCGAAATATCCATGTCGCATAAAGTGTCTGTTGGCGGTGGTTCGCAGGTCAATGGTGCGCTGGGTATCGGCGTTCAGAACGCGCTGGGCGGAAACTCAATTGCTTTCGGGGATAACGATACGGGTATAAAGCAGAATGGCGACGGCCTGCTGGATATTTATGCCAATGGCCAGCATATATTCCGTTTTCAGAACGGGACGCTACAAAGCAACAGGTCCATGAACATTTCTGGTAGGGTAACACCGTCAGACTACGGAAACTTTGATGCAAGGTATAAGCAGCGAACAGAGGGAGTGCAGGATGTGCGCTATGGTTCCGAAATGTATTACAACCCTGGCAGCAATGTAATCTCCTGGACATATCACGCTCCTGCGGGACACGGATTGTCAGGGATATCGATATCGGATACTGGTAAAAATTCAGCGGATAACGTCAACGGCGTGTATTACCGACCGCTTCAGAAACTGATTAACGGCACCTGGTATAACGTGGCGAGTGTTTAACAATGTTGCATTTAAAAAATATTACTGCAGGCAATCCGAAAACCGCAGAACAATATCAGATGACAAAACAACATGGTATCACCTGGCTTTTTTCGGAAGATGACAAAAACTGGTATGAAGAGCTGAAAAATTTTGCCAGTGACACCATAAAAATGGTTTACACCGGAGACGGGCGCGTGGTGTGGGTCGGTAAGGATGTGACAGGCATTGAACCCCGTAACGCCAGTGTTATTGAAGTTCCTGATATTACCGCTAACCGCCGTATTACCGTGCCTGGTTACTGGTTTTACCGCGACGATAAATTTGTCTTCGACTACAAACTTAAAGCGGAAGATGAGCGCGATGCCCTGTTACAACGGGTCAGCATCATGACCAGCGAATGGGAAAAAGACCTGCTGCTGGGATTAATCAGTGATGAAGACAGGGAGAAGCTGAAAGCGTACCGCATTTACGCGAAATCGCTGCAGGCGATGGATTTCAGCACCATCGCTGATAAAACCTCATATAACGCCATTGAATGGCCCGTCTCTCCGGAAGCCTCTTCCTGATTTAATTTATCGCGAGAAAAACTATGTCTGTAGTGATATCAGGTGCGCTGATTGATGGCGCAGGCATCCCCATGTCCGGATGCCACATTATTCTGAAATCCCGGGTAAACACCTCAGAGGTGGTGATGCGCACAGTTGCCGACGTGGTGACAGGAAACTGTGGCGAGTACTCTTTTAAGGCGCAGACCGGAAAATATTGCGTATATCTGAAACAGGACTGGCGCGACGAGTACTGTGTTGGCGATATTGCTGTATACGATGACTCAAAGCCCGGCACGCTGAATGATTTTCTGACAGCCATCGATGAAGGTGACCTCAAACCCGACGTGGTGAAACGTTTTGAGGAAATGGTGGCGCAGGCGCAGCAGAGCGCGGAAACTGCAACAGAAAGCGAACGACAGGCAGGGCAACATGCAGACGCTGCCGCCCGTGCAAAAGAAGAGGTAAAAAAACTGGCGGAAGGTGTTCAGCAGAACGCCGACGCGGTTGCGGAGGGTAAACAACAGGCCGAAAATCTGGCCTCACGGGTTGAGGATACCGCCGCGGAGGTCAGGCAGGATGCTGAAGCCGCGAAAAAGGCCGCATCCGGTGCAGAGCAGGCCAGAGCAGATATTGATACTGCGTTATCTGCGACACTGAAAACGGCGAATCGTTTATCAGAGCTGGCTGATGAAGGTGAAGAGGCTCAGCAGGAATCCCGTGCTAATCTTGGACTGAAAAGCGCTGCCACAATGACGCCACAGAGCGACATTCGTGACCGGACTGAAGGGCGTCTGGCGACACCTGGCGCATTTGGTTTTGGGCATATTTTTTTGCCCGCAGAGCGTATCCGTTTTAACACAGAGGATGATTTTCTGTCCTGGGTAAGGAATGCGACGCCGGGTGAATATTTTGTTGAGGGTGACAGTAAAATCATATCCGGAGGTGTGTTGTTTAACGGGATGGTCCGCATCCGGTGGGTTGAGGCACGCAATAATCCACCGGAGCCGCGATATACAGCAAAGGCCATTATTTTCTACGGTATTAATGGCGATGTTTATTACAACCGCTACTGGACAACAGGTAATGGTTATCTGACTGGCTGGGAAAATCTGAAGATTACCTCACAGGACATTATCTCTCTTCTGTCCGGTATTGCTCCCGGTACCACGGACGGCTGGTACGGTGCAGGCAGTCTTGTACTGGCGGCTTATAACGGTAAGGGAGACGCAGACACCGACCGCCGGATAAAACGCGGTTACAGCTATCCGGGGTCACGCCTGAGCGCGGTTGAATTTATGTGTCACGGCACGACCGGTAGCGGGGTTGGATATAACGGCAGCGTTTCCGTATATGTGCGGGGTTCTGGTGGTGGTATGCCGGGGTCATATCGGGCACTGTCAGGTGATGGGCTCGGGTCTGCCGGGTCAGCCAGTGTCATGATTGGTTTGTTCATACGTATTGCGTAGGTGTTTTATGGAAATAAAACGCATCGAAAATGCGCGTTATCTTGAAAATGGCGCGATTGACTGCGGGGTGTTGTTTGATGGCATGGATGAACCGGTTCCGTATACGGCAACTGCCACGGATACAGCAGAGACAGGGCAGCGAGTCTGGCAGGAGCTGCAAAGCGGGAGATGGGGAGAAATAACGCCGTTCACCGTCACGCCAGAGATGCTGGAAGCAGCAAAAGCAGCCAAACGCCGGGAAATTGAAGCATGGCGTACAGAGCAGGAGGCGCAGCCATTCATTTTTGAATGGAACGGTCATAGCTGGAACGGGGGGCCGGATTCTATGGCCCGTCTTTATCCGGTGGCGATGGCATCGAAATCCGACACAGCACGGGACGTCATGACGTGGGGCGATGCGGAAAATCAGCAGGTAAAGTTGTCAATGCAACAACTGGATGAGCTACTTACTGCAATGGTTCAGGCGCAGGTTGATCGCAATGATGAAATTTATCGCCGTCAGCGAGAGATGAAAGAAGCGTTAAATACACTGAAGGATCTGAGCTCAATCAGAAAGCTGGCAATTAACTAGTAATTTACGGGTGATTTTGGGCTTTTGTTACACATTCGCAACGAAGAATTGTGTGCCATTAGCCCAAGAAAATTATATTTTAATGATTTCAACAGTTACTAGTGTGTTTCTTGTTATAATCGTCAAGTAAAAAATCTTTGTGTTTTTCAGCCAGTAAACCTACTTCCCCCCATTTCAAAATATGTGTCCAGTATCCCATGCCGACAGATGATATTGGAGCGTAAAAAATAATAATTCTATTTTTTGCATTTTCGTCCGTTATACCACGAGAAATTGCAGTGTTATTTTCTATTCGCACTCTGAAATCAGGATAATAACAAGAACCTTTTAATTTTAACCATACGGTTGAATGATTAGTATGTTGTTCTATTGAACTTATTTCACCAAAATAAAACCCCGGTTCTTCTTGTTCAGAGCGGATATCAGAAATACTTTTTAATGCATCGCAAAAAATATAACTGCGAGCGAGACTAGTGCCAGTGGTGATAAATATCTCTTTATAGTAGTTTTCTTGAAAGTTAGTACATAGAGCTTGCACGCTTGTTATCTTACTGGGCAGATTGAATGTTTCACCTTGATGACGAGAGATGGGAATTTCAACAAATACCCCATTTTTACTTTCAAAGTACATTTCCGTTCGAGTGGCGGAAGAATCTGTATTATCACGATATACAAGTTCTGGTCGTTCCTGCATGAATCCGGATATGATAATGACATCATTGTCGCTAACAGCTTTTTGGGCTTCTTCTTCACTAGAATAGCGTTTCCCGATAATAGCTCCGCTTCTCAACAAACAAAAAGGAGCATTTGGATTTGGGTAGTGGCGGAAGAGAGCTTCTCGCCCGTCAGTCATAATCGTTATACTTGACTCTGATGGTATACGATTAAGTGGCTCATAACATTGGGGACAAATGAGATGATCTTTCATTTCTTCTTGATATTCTAATGGTCCAACACTTGTACGAACTAACTGTGCTGTACTGTGTATGCTTTTATCCCATACAGGATCGAAATAAGCATAGGCAATGCGGCGGCTAGTCAT